AGCACCAAGTAAAGTGACAGGTTCCCACCCATTAGCATAGTGAGCATCCGTCCACTCAGGGTCTTCAGATGCTTTGCTGAATATGGTCGGTGGGATTTCGATTCGTAGGATTCGTTCTCTATCGCTCATTGTATCACTTCATTGTTTTTGCTTTCTTATGTGCAGCCTTCTGAGCATTCTTGAAACCGTTCTTCTTCCACGATCCACTCTTAGTCTTGTAACGTGGAGCAACTTGTTTGAATGCACGTCCGTACTTGATTGAGTACGCGGATGCCTTGCGTTTTCTTTTAGCCAGGACTTTAGGAATTGCTTCTATTGTTTTACGGACTGCTTTTTTACCAGCAATTTTACCTTGCTTTTCTGCTTCCTGGCGTGCGCCAGCCTCAAAAGCAGCAAGGATGAGAGCAACAAGGGATTCATCAGCCAAGGTATCAAACCTCAGTTGTCCGAAGCGGTAGACTGCAAAGCCAATGCCATCCAATCCTTGGATCCCAACTTAACTACCCTGGCGCGAATCCGGGCAGTAGCATAAACACCTGCTGCACCAATTGCTGAGGCATCAGGACCGGCGGTTAGATACAAGGTATCATTGACCACCATGAACATCTCGCTCAATGAGCCAGCAGTTCCGTAGTTGTCAGGATAAATATCAGACTGGTGGGAAAGGATGTTGTTAGCGAAATCTACGTTTAATGATCCGCTTGCAATAAGGGATTGATTGTCTGCCCGGACGAATGCAGTCCCAGGGTTCAAATCTACAAGTTGAGCACTGATAGCACCATTAGCAGCGAGCATAGATGTTCCATCGCTGCCAAAGTCTGTGCCGACTTGATAAACGAAGTCCACAGAATCTATGGCGATCGCTTGACCTGTTGCCACATTAACATAAGCACCCAGGTCAATTGTTCCTGTAACTCGTTGGCCGGAAATCAATCCGGAAGGTAAAGTCACAGTTTCAGTCAGGTAAAAGGAGCCAGTTTTTGCGGTCGCCATACCACCTTCTTACCAACGACGGTGTATAAACTACACCGAACATGTTCGTATTCCCCTGCTCCCGGATTCAATCTTCGCGAGCGAAGCGAGTCCCTGGGTCCTTACTTACCATCCCAACCCGCCACCTACCAATTATTTTACCAACTATATTATTATGCCCCGGGGCTTTTTTCTTGGAATACCTTAATAACATTATTAGAATAGCGTAGAACATGGCGAATCAATACTCCATAACCATAAGCGACGAGGCCGATGCTGTCTTAAAACGATGTAAAGACAATGGATTCAAGACCTCACAGGTAATATCCGCGGCCATTGAACTCCTTGGATTCGATGCCCTGGCTAAATCATGCACCAGGCAAAGAATGATTTCTGATTATTTGAAGTTGAAGTACGGAGATGACGAAGATGTGTGAGCGTGTATTCTTAATTCAATGTCTGAAGAGATCCATTCCGTCAGAGGATCATGTAATTTGGTGGGGTCCAAACTATCAAGGATATGTCGAGACCAAAAAAGCCGCTGGCAAGTACGCGCCTGAAGCATTGGGCGGTGCCGCTGGAGTAATGGGCGACTGGGTTGCTCATCCTCATTGGATTGAATGCGAAGAACGGGCGGCTGGCGGTTGGTGCTGATGTTCAAAAGAATTGCACGTTGGATTCTACGTCGAGAGATTAATGACTTGGAGCATGATTGGTGGCACGCAGGTGTTAATCAACAACGGTATGAACCAGAGACGTGTACTCATGGCCTCAAATCATACTCAATGTATTGGCATGGAATTGATGGTGATGAAGAATGAATTGTATTGAATGGAGAAAATGTACGTTGCATCCGTATGTTGAATGCCCTTATTGTGGCGTTGTAGGATGTGAAGAAGAATGAATTGTATAACTTGTTCGAGAGAGTTTCGTTCATCCTGGGTTCCCCATCCTAAGAAGTGCGCCAGGTGTTGTCGCCTGGATCGCGAATCAAATGACTCGCGTACTACCAAGTGCTGAGAACTCATACTTCTGAATCTCTTGTGTGTAGAAATTGGTTCCACTGATCGCGTCAGGAGATGAACTGTCCCCGCCACCTGTGATATACATCGGAGTAGTAACGAATAGGTGGGCGAGAGCAGCAGTTGATAACAGCAGTCTAACGTATGGAATCATTCCAATAGGTTGCGCTCCACGTAACAACCAAACAATAGGAGCGGCAGGGTCAATTGGATTACTTAGCATAATCCTCAAACCTGGTTCGCAAGTTCGACGCTACGTGCCAGGCGCATCATGTATTCGAGTTCGGGTTCTTGGTCCATGGTCCCAGGAAGAATAACTCGAGAAGCAGGGATAGTCAATATTGTGGAATCATCACCAAAAGGAAATGCTATTTTTACAACATACAAAACCTGTGCAGCTGTTGGAGATAATGAACCGGATTGTTGGGAATCTAAAAGTTGCAGAACACCAAATGAGTTTGGTGAAATGTTGAGATTTGGTACCATTAAATCTGTCTGACTAAACATGATTGTATTCCAATCCTGTTGGTCAGGACCAAAGCCAGCAACAGCATAAGCACCATGATTGATAAAACCTGGGCCCGTACCATATGAGATTTGACCAAGGATGTTGGAAGCATCTAAAGGAGTCGAGGCTACAACGGTAATTATCAAACACCCATCGCTTCCAACCTCGGCCATATATCCACCTTGCTGAATTACCCCACCTTGAGGATAGAATGTTTTGTAATCCCTTGCGTAACCTGACAAGTCAATTGTTCCGTTCCATGATACTGCTAATGTCGGAGCACCAAGTAAAGTGACAGGTTCCCACCCATTAGCATAGTGAGCATCCGTCCACTCAGGGTCTTCAGATGCTTTGCTGAATATGGTCGGTGGGATTTCGATTCGTAGGATTCGTTCTCTATC